TCTTATACAGGCGGATTGCGTTTGTGGCGCTGGCAGAAATGTTAATGACAATATCATTTGAGCCGTCAGTCCACACGCCCGCGTTTGCCACCTTGCACCAGGCCGCCACCGTCAACTCAGCAGTATTGACCGCGCCCGCCAGGCCCGCACTGTAAATGTCAATCAGCGACGTGCTCCCATCGAACACGCCCGCCTGCCCGCCGTCGCCGATGCCCGTGCCATACGTGACCGCCGTGGCCGCGCCGTTGTAGCCGTTGCCGCTGGCGTCGTTGGCGCTGCCGTTAAGCGGCCAATAGGCAAGCGGGGATAAAGCCTGTACTTTTTGGGTATAGGTTTGAGAGCCGCCGTACCTGCGCAGTGTTGCGCCCAACAACCAAGCTAACGAGCGTGCCATGTTACGTAATCCTTAGATATTTGATATAGACCACAACCGCCGCCGTGAGTGCGTCACACTGAGCAAGGTTGATCGTCAACGTTCCGGCCAATGGCACACGGTCATAAGCGCCCGTAATCGCGGTCCCCGTTGAATCTTTCATCTGTTGCCGCAATGGGACGGTTACATCTGTCACGGTGTTACTCAGCGTCAACAACGTTTCGCCGGTTGAATTGTCAACGAGCGTTAGATCAGTTGTTACCGGGGCGCTTGCGTGGTAGTCAAGCCGGATCGATTCTAAATAGCCCATCATTAGGAGCGTTGTGCCGCTCCCCGTCGCGCTGCCCGCCGATCCTGTTGTATCAATGCTGAGTTTATCGGTAACGATTTCGCTCATCTTTACTTGTCCTTCACTGCCTTAAATGTGTCGCGTGTCATTTCGCCGTGATCGCCTACAACATGTTTGCCGCGTTTTTGACGGGGCGCTTTGAGCATTCGATCATGATCGGGAACTTCAACCGCCCGCGCTTGCGCTTCACTTTCCAGCGTAAGAACTCCCGGCGAATCATTGTTGATTCGTGCCGCTAAAGCCGCGTCAATCTCTACCGTGTCGCCTTCTTTCCACGGCCCGCCGATCCCGCTTGCGTAATCCCAGTTGATCAAATACTTCATTGCGCCCCGCCTTTAGTTAGTTGTCACTCTCGCCGGTTTGAATCCAGTTCGTGCCGTCGAATGAGAATTGAGCCGCGTCATATTGGCCCAAACTCACATTGCCCGACGCCTTGAGCGTACCGGTATCGGTTAAAATGATAGTGGTATTTGTCGTGTTGACGAGCATCAACACCGCACCCGTAACAATGCCGCTCGTTGACAGACTAGCCGTCACAGTTCCGGCGCTCGATAGCGGTTGATAACTTGCCGTAGGCGTGATCGTCGCATTGTTGGTTACACTGATTGCCGTTGACGGGGTGTCAATGTCGAAACCCGCATGTGAAAACGTTCCGGTAGCACCATCAAGCCGCGCTTTTTCGCTCGTGCGGAAACCACTCCAAAAGATCAGATCGCCGCCGTTGCTGATTTGATTATCGCCCATCGAATCCAGGTTGATCCGCTCAGTCAACGCTTGCGCACTACCGCCGCCCGCCCCGATCACAACGGGCGGGGCGCTCGGCACTTCCGGGCGAATGACAACACCCGTTAACACGGCCACCACTGCCAACACCGCGCTAAGGATGATCGTTGCAACTTTGCCCCACTTTTCCACGTTCATCTTGTTTACTCCTAATGCCTATTCTTGATTAGGTTGCTCAGTATAGAGGGTGTGCCGCTATACTGAGCAACCGCGTTTGATCGTCTATCTATCGCTTAGACCGTGATGTTATACATCACATCGGCGGCTTCAATGCCCGATGCCGCACCCGTCGCGCTATAGCGGCCAAAGCCCATACGCATATAGGTTTCGATCAACATCTGATCACGGCCTTGCAAGCGGCTAACGGTAGTTTGCACGCGCCGACGCCAACCCACCTTAAAAGCGCGGCGGTTGAACGTGGTAACGCTGCCCTTCGTGCTATTCGTCGCCGGGGTGGTGGTGGTGTACTTGCCGTCCGTGTCGGTCAACGGGATTGCCAACGAAGTCACGAGCGGGGATCGGCCAATCTTGGCAACCTCGCCGTTGATAACCGTCGCGTTAGTGCCGTACTTATCCACGGTCAACACCTCGCCCAACAACGCGATAGCATCGGCGGTAGCATCCTCGGCCACATAGATCAAGTCGTTGGGATCGGTCGGTTTGCCCCAATGAACGTTGACCATGTTGGCGGTATCCTTCATGCGTTGACGAGCCTTGATCAGATGATCGTAGGTGATCGCCCCGCCCACATCTTGTTTGTTGCCGGTGTTGTCCACGATGCCCGCATGACGAATGCCGTCAAAGGCAAGGTAGTAATTGGTATCGGCGGGATCGGCGTCATCACTATTGATATTGCCAGTTCCCGCGTTCGTGTCATCACCGTTCAACACAAGAGCATCGCTGTAATACGCAAGGCTCAATTGTTGCTGCCGACGCAGGAACGGAACAAACGGGATGATCGAATCTTCATCAAGTTCACCGCTCCAAATCTGATTGATCGCAAACTTCTTAGCGGTAACGGTAACGCGGTTGCTACCCGTCTTGACCGTGGTATAGGCGCTTGAGTTGTACGCCGTGTTTTCGGCCACAAACGACATAGCCGGAATATCAACTTCAACAGGCAGATAGACCGTTGGGGCGGTCATTTCAAACGAATCTAACAGGTTAAACACCCGCGATTCATACCGCGCCGCATCCCAAAGCGTGCCGACATACTCAGCGCCGATCAGCTGATTACCGAATCCGCTTTCGGCGGTATCCATCGCCCGCACCGCGTCACGATAGGCCCGCGTTTCGCTCCACGCGCCACGCTTGACCATATCTTGTTCAGACTTGGGAAACCATGACAACGGGATACGCGGGAACATGTCATCAATGGCCTTGCGGTCAATCTCGCGTACCTGCGCATCGGGCATGTAATACGCTTCGCTCAAGGCTCGGAAAGTGTTCGTCAAGGTTTCGCTCGGCCCCTCGTGAACCCCGCCCGACGCCTTAGCAATGCCGCGCAACGAGTTTTGAAAATCGTACAACCACTCAACATCGGCCAGGGTCAAGCCCCACCGATAATATTTCGTGCCAAGCAAGCGCGGATCACTACCGCCGCCAAAGCGCATCTTGCGCACGAACTCTTTGTCATTGGTCAACGAAGCAAACGCGGTTGTGACCATTTCCTTGATCCGCGCTTCGCTTACCAGATCGCCCAACGCTTCCTGACGTTGCGCAATGCCGGTAATCAATTCCTCTAACGTAGCCATTTCGCCTCTCTTAAATTTTGAATGCTTGAGCCAAGCGCACCGCTAACAATTGATCGATTGCCGCTCGTGACATAGGATCGGCTTGATCTTCGTCGGGCTTGTCTTGGCTATTGGTTTGCGGCTCGTTGTTGGTCGCACGTTCGATCACGCCTTGAATCAAGGTAATGGCTTGCGTCAAATCGTCGCGGTTACGAGCCGACAACACCGCGCCGATCCGTGCCTGTTGCTCTGCCATTTCGCCATGAAAGAACAAACCCCGCACATCCTCTATACTGAGCAACCGCAGCACATCTAGCGGCATAAACTCAGGGGGTGTCTTACCCTCGCGGCGATACTTGGGCAACAGTGCCTTATATTTCGCTTGGCGCGTTTCGTCGTCATCAAGCCCCGGTGTAAAAACTTCAACCATCCCGGCTGACGCCTCTAACCATTGGCTCTCGGCTTCATCGCCTAGCGCGTGATCAATCATCTTGCGTAAGTTATCCATGCCCCGCGCTTTCCGTTCCTTCAATGCGCCCGGATCGGCGGGGACTGGTACGGCTGAAATATCTAGCAATTCCGCCTTAGTGACGCGGGGCGCTTGATTCGCGCCTTTCGGCGGGGCAAACTCCAACGTAGTCCACCCGACACTAACCGCATTCATAAAGCCTGTGCGATACTTGCGCTCGATTTCGCGGGCAAACTCGTCACCTTGATCAAATGTTACTTCACACATCAAAGCGCCGTTTTCGATCATCGTATCAGCGCGGCCAATCGGCGGGCATTCGTAATCGTGCGCCCACAAAAACACCGGATTAGCGCGGTAGTTATTCAGCTGCCAACCCGCCGCCTCTACGATCATGCCGTCGCGTGCTACGTCTTGCGTTGACGCTACAAACCGGATCGGTGTGCCGGGGAGTTGATCGGCAATCGCGGCCCGATCACAAATTGCCCGCAAAAATTTAGGCTCCATCATTTCACCTCTGGAATAGTTGTACACAGGCAGTTAATATCGACATCCGCCACGCCACTAAGCCCCGGCCCATCTGTCAACGTGCCGCCAATGTTGAATTGTTCGTCAAGTGCTACGGTTTGACCATGTGCGCTAGCATGATCCTCACGAGTGCGCAGCGCAAAGGCGCTAATCCAAGTGCGGCCCGACACAACGCCCGATTGTCGATATACTTCTATATCGGCCCCACTGTTAGCCCCCAGGCTTTCAGTTCGGGCGATGGTTTCGGCGCTTGAGCGAATGCGATCACCCATGATCGATTCGACACGCGCCATTAACTTTTCTACACCCTCGCCCGCGCTAAAGCCGTCGCCTAGCGATTGCTTTAATTCATTCCAAGTAGTTTCATTGACTTTAACCGCAAATCGTTGCGCTCGTTTTTCAATAAATCGCGCTACTGCCGGTTGATCAACGTCAAAGGCTAATTTAATACTCAAGTCTTTGGCGGTTTGTTGCGCCGCGTCTTTGACCACGCGCTTGATAACGGGGCGTGCCGACACGCGAAACTCTTTCACCCATTGCGCCATGTCGAAAGGTTCCTCGGCGGCTTGTTGCGCCGTCCGGCCCGATGACTTGAGACGGGCGATCACGCTTGCCCGTTGCCGTTCAAATAGATCAACGGTCATGGCCTTGATTTGTTTCTCGCCGGTGTTGATCCGTGCTACGGCCCGTTCCCAAACCTGCCGGTGATCATCACTGCCAAACGCGGGGCATGATCGATTCTGCCGGACGTTCGTCACCGTCGCCGCTTGCGTTTGCGGTTGATCGGGTTGTGTAGCGGGTTGCTCAGTATAGGGGGTTGACTGTGCTTGTTGATACCATTGCGGCGCATCGCCCCACGCTACCGGCTCGTCACCTTGCGCCGCTCGATACTCGTTGATCGTCTTTGCGCCTTTGACGATTTGATCCGCCCACATTGCCCAAACTTTTGTATGATCGTCTTGCAGAACGTGTACCCCGCTTGCGTCAAACTCGGCAACATCGGCTTGACCGGGGAACATGGGCAACAGTTGTTCGGTTATATCGGCGGCAATTTCTGAGGCTTCCGGCAATACGCAATTAGTCCATGCCGCTTTCATTGCAGCATCAACGTTTTCATACGTTCGCTGCCCGCCGATTAGATCAATCGGCCAATGGTAAGCGCGGGCTATATCCTCAAGCGCCAAGCGTAAGCCGCCTAAAAACTCCGCGTCTTTTGGATTCATGCCAAGCGGTTTTAGATCAGCATCGAAACGTAACACACTCCAACTATGCGCCTTGTCTACACCCTTCATGCGCCGATCAATAACCTTTTCGATTTCGCCCGCTTGCGTTTGGGTAAATAGGCCAATCTCGGAATTGTCTTTAGTCTTGGGAACAATCACCCCGCCCGCTTGAATGCCGTTATCAAATAGTTTCTTGTTACTCAGCATTGCAGAAGAAGCATAATCGGCGGATAGACGAGCCGCCGCCAATGGTGATAGGCCCGCGTATTCGTCAATCGGATTGGGGAACTTTGACCATATAACCTCTTGCGGTTGATAGTTAACCGGCATAGTTCCCGTCAATGGGTTGTACATATAGCCGCGAATGTAGTTGACGGGATCGGGAACAACGGCCACACGATCCGGCCTGCCCCACCATATTTCTTGAGGCTCCCCGCGTGCGTTCGTTCCGCGCTCCAAGAACCAAAACGATTGCCCCCACAAACACCGCGCAAGTTCGGTCATTTGTACGAGCCGATTAAATGACCAATGCGGGTTGACTTTCTTTGTCAGTTCATACAATGAGCCTTGTGTAACTTCCGTGCGCTGACCTTGTAAATTGACCTTGTAGAGCTTAAGCGGCAATGAGGCTAAATACTGCGCTCGTTGTGTGGCGCAAGCATAAACACCGTTGCTTGTGGCGATATATTCGCCGTATTCCAGGGGCGCAAACTCTGATTGATCATGCCCGAAAGCCATGTCAACCGGATTGACCACAGACGGCCCTAACACGAATGATCGCCGCCCCGCTTCACTGAGCAACAGCCGATCCGGTAATTTACTGGTTAGCCACGTTAAAAGACTCATACGATCAAAGAACCTTCAAAGTAAGCGCATTTCATATTCCGGTAGCACAAGGCGAGAGAGATTACCCAATCATCGTGTAAGCCGTCCGGCGCTCCGTATTTCGGCGCTCCGTTCTGCCGTGTCTCAACTTCAAATGCCCTCAATTCATCAAGCGCCGCGTGTGGCACTTTGAAACCGTTTCGCATCGCTAGGCCGAAATCCTCAATCAATCCCGGCTTGCTCATTGCCGTTGTTGCGAAACCTCTAACGGGCATACCGGCCCGCCTCAATTCCTCTATGTTCGGTTCACCTATACTATTACTCTCTGCCAGTATGTTAGCCACGCCCCAACGGTTTGCCATGTCTACCAGTTGCGCCCGTTGATAGTGATAGTCAATCTTGTTAAAGCGCAACCAATCAACCACCTTGTTACAATCCCGGCAACCCACCGTAAACACGCTAAAATCGTTTTGCTTTCCCCAATCCACGCCCATTACTTTTGAGTGATCCCTGTGTTGATCGGGTTGCTCAGTATGGAGAATGATCGCCGCTTGCTCTACGTTCTGAAAAAATAAACCATCCTCTACAAACTCGGCTAACCACTCTTGCCGATACGTGCGCTCGGCTACCCTGTCACGCGCCATTAACGCGGCCCGCTTGATATTGGGGTTAGGGTTGTCACTCGTTGGAGCGTGGAAGAATGCGGTATCGCTGCCGTCTTTCGCTCGTTGACAATCCTTGTAAAACCAATTCAAGCCTTTAGGCGTTGATATTTTTACTTCGCTGCCGTCACGATCCGCCAGTGTCGGCAATACCGCGTCAATGTAGGCGTCACCATCAATACGGGCGGCTTCATCGGCCACTACTAGATCGAAATCCTCAGAGCGTATGGCGTCAATGTTATCTGCCGAAAAGATAGCGAAAAAGCCGCCTAGATTCGTTTCGATCACTCTTTCGGATTTGCTAACGTCTAGTAACTTTGCCGCCGCCAATGGAGCCGCCACACTTTGCGCCCATCTCCACAGGCTACGCCCGTTCTTGTATGTCGGCACTACCCAGGCGCTTTTACCGTGTAACCGTAGGACGTTCATAACTAGCACCCCGCCCATTACGGTTTTTCCCCAACGCCTGCCGGCGCAAACGTCTTTGTACTTAGCCGGATGTGTCACTATCCGGTATTGATCCAGGCGCAAGCGCGGTAATTCCAGTGCGATAGTCAACGGCTTTAACCTCAATTGCGCCGCCACTTACCCCGCTAATCTCTTGGCGGTTCACGGCGGGCAACCCTGCCCGGTTTAAGATTTCCCTAGCGGCTACCATAGCGGTTTCTGCGTCCCCGCTTTCCAACTTTTCAACGAACACGCCCACCGCTTTTAGCATTGATTCTTGCATGACGAACAATGCAGCATCCCGCACGTTGCGCCGCTTGTGTTCTATGTAGGCATCAATCATGTCAAGGTTCCATTTTGTGATCGTGTCGCGTGGTATGCCAACTTTTCTACATGCCTGTGAATTGCTCGTGCTAGACAGACGAGCAACAACGAAACTTCGTTGCGTGTCTGTCATCGCTTGCCAAAGCAATTCAGGCTCGCTAGGCATTTCTGAAAATTGACCGATCCTTGATTTAATCCCGCCCACAATTACCACACCTTGCTAGGCTACCTTGATCGCGGCAATCGCACGGCATAGCCCGTTTGATTCCGTTGCTGATTTCGTCGGCTACTTTCTCGCACTCGGCAACAGATTTAGCCGTACCGATTTCATCGGCTATCTGTTGATCGTTGGCATGATCGATTGTCGTGTTAAGTATGGTTTGCATCGGGGGGCAACCATCGCCCCCGGCCAATGTTGCGCCCGTCACGCGCTCAAGTTCCTTGACACGCGCCTCTAGTAAATCAAACCGCTCCCATAAAATCGAAATCGGGCTTAAATCCACAATTCACCAATCCGCACATATAAGCCGACAAATCCAAACGCGGTAGATACTGCCGATAGAATCGCCGCGATTGAGAATTGAGAAAATACCGCCGATACAATGATCAACGCTTGCAGCATCAAGAACACGGTCAATAAACGGCGGCTAGTTTTCATCGGTCTAAAATTCTCAAAGGCGCATGATTCGCGCTTGATCATTTGATCGCCCCGTCAAACCATCGCCCTACGGCCACGCCCACGCCCACCGACGCAAAAGCGCCGCATAACGCTAACAAACTATCGCGTAATGTAGCGCGGTTTAAGTGCGACATAATCAGAACGAAACTCATAATGACGGTTAAACCACCGATAACGTAGCGGCTCAACATTTCCCATTGTGACGGCCAATCCTTAACGATGTGATCCGTTTGATGTGCCGCGATTCCTGCCAACAAGCCCGCTACTAGGTCAATCACTTTTTGCCAAACCCGTTTGTGTTCTTGTCGATTCGCTCAAGCCGTGGAACAATTTCACTGCGTAAGATTCCGACTACTTCATCGTGTTTAGCGTCTGCCTCTGCCCGATGTTCTGATAATTTCTGATCAATTAAAAGTAGCATCTTGCCGGTGATTTCTTCACTGGCTTGATTGCGTTTTACCGCGTCAATAAATTCAGCGTGCCGCCGTGCGCTTTCGGCGCGTGTGGTTTCGTACCAAGCTACAACTTGCGGCCACACATCCCGCCGCCCAAACCACATCAACGCGAGAACGAAGAATACCGGAAAGCCTAAAGCCCCAATTAAGGTTGACCACTCTTGACCAGTCATAAGCAATTAAAAACGCCCGACACGTAATAGACCTTATGGCCTAACGTGTCGGGCGCTCGTCTCCGACTATGCCCCCAACAATTCAAGGGGCTTGCAAAGTTGTTGCCATAATTATACCACACCTGTCAAGAGAGGCGGTCACTTTGATAGATGATTGCTCAGTATAGGGTTACAACTTTAACCCGATCCGCTTTAGAGCTGCTCCCCGTTGCAACATTTCCAATTCGTCAAGGCAAGCGCACTGTAACAACGTCCGGCCACAATTTGAGCATGTCACCTTACGAACCCACCCGCTACCGTTGCCGTCTTTCGCCTTGCGCCCACGCTTTGACGGGATATACTCCCCGTTCCTCTGCAATAGTCTACGCCTCTTGTTAGATTCGTTGTGTCTCTTTTTGGCGCAAGCAATACATAGACAATCATTCTTGTGAATGATCGTTGTTTCCATCTCGATACCGCAATCTTGACACGTTGAAATTACACGCGGCATTTTATACGTCATGCTAACACCTGCCTAACTCTGATCTTGACGGTTGCGCTTGCAAACCATGACCGAACTTCACCGCATACTGAGCAACGCACCTCAGCACTACCCGATATTACCGCGATGGTTTCTCCCCGCTCGTTGACGAGCCGCAAGCAATTAAACGCGCCATACTCCATAACCTGCCCGATGGTATGCCCGTTCTTGCAGCGCCAATCAGCCATGATTAGAACATCCCGCCTTGAACAATCTTAATTTGTGGCTCGTCCAGTGTAAACAGCGCGGGCTGTGCCGCCGCGTCTTTGATGCGCCGCTCGGCAATGGCAAAGTATTGCGGGTCAATCTCGCACCCGATGAAGTTGCGGCCCAACTGCATACACGCTACGCCCGTTGTGCCGCTTCCCATGAATGGGTCGAATACAGTGTCTCCCGGTTGCGTATAGTTTTCAATCAGCCAACGCATTAGAATGACGGGCTTTTGTGTTGGGTGAACCCGCTCTATACCGCGCTCACTATCGCGCAATGCGCCACTCCACCTATGCTTGAAAACACGAGCAACCTTATCAGAGTTTGTCCATATCATTTCACAATCTGCGAAATCGTTGCTTTCTAACCCGTCGCGCTTGTCCCAAACAACCCAAGCCGATGACGCTGGTAATCTATCGGCGTAATGATTAGCGCCGAACAAAACAACAGAACCGAAATTAATAAACGGGCTAGGATTGAATTTAACATTGTCGCCTGATACAACAACGTCGCCCGCGAATGTTTTTAATCCCCACGCCTTAGCGCTGTTTTGAGACGGGCTATAACTAATTCCATACGGCGGGTCAGTGATCACCGCGTCCACACTGCCAGCGTCCATCGTGCGCATGTATTCTAAGCAATCGCCAAGATGCAAGGTGTATGAACTCATATCATCCCGCCCAACGATGTAATTGCATCGGAATTGCTCAAGCCGTTTAGACGAGCGTACAAGTTGATAACGTCTAACGGTTTCGGTGTACATCCGGCATGGCAACCGCACACGCCCCGGCGCGTGTCAATCCAAAAACTAGGCTTGCTATCTGCATGGAACGGGCAACGGGTAACTTGCCAACCGTCTCGCGTAGGCGTGCCGCTAATCAATTCAGTGATCTTTATGCGCTGCTTGATCGTCGCAACTAATGAGGCTTGCAGTTGATCGATCCGGCTTAGAGGGTTGTTGCTCAGTATAGGGGTGGCTTGATATTGCGTGCCTGTGCTATGTTGTAGCCACTCATCCGGCACTATTCCAGACAATGACGCTACCCGCTCGATTGATTCACCATTGCTAACGTATCGCTTGCCGCTTGGGTGTATGCTCGGCACTGTCGTTACGTAGCCGGTTGCCTTAATATCTACCACGTTTTGAACGTGTGACGACATTACAGGCTCATCAACAAACAAAAACACATGCACGCCCCGGCCCGTTACTACCCGCTTTGTCCGGTCAAAAATTGGAGCCTGAGCCGTAGGCGTGACCGTTTCCGCGTACCAGGCTAACCACAATTCGTAAGCGTCAAACGAATCGAAATCGATCACGGTCAACCCCTGCCAACCGCATACCACCGCTAGATTGACATGCTCAGACGCAAACCACGCGGCAACTTGTATCTTGCTAGGTAACTCGTCTTTATATTTCTCCCAAGCAATACGCGGCAACTTTGACCGATAGTGACACGGTATCGGCGCTATACCCTGACTTAACCAACTGAGTGCTATTTCTGTAATTATGTTCATATTTTGGTCAATTTTCGTCTTTGTTTGTTGTGTTTTTCTGCCGCTCGGCTAACTGTCTGTAACTGTCTTGTAAAACTGTCACATTGTCTTGTGCTTGTTTTCTCGGCTTTTTTTATTACTTTTATATCTATTCTTTAGTAAGACAGTTTAAGACAGTTATAAAGCAAAATACTAAAAGCAAATTATTTATATAGAAAATGACTGTCTAACTGTCTTAACTGTCTAGTCTGTCTAGGATTTCATGGCACTTTTGTTCTAATTCCGTAATACCCTCGCACCTGTTTACCACTTATGTATAGTTTATCCCTTACGGCTCCCAACTTCTTGAGTGCCGACGCAACAGCTAGGGTGTGTTGTTGGGATGTGCCTTTAAGTTGTAGGTCTACCACCTCGCGTATATCGTTGCTCAGTGTGAACCAATCAGGCTTGAGCCGCGTTATTTGGTAGTCGGCTTGTGCTTGTGGTATTTTTCCAGGATCAATGTCAAAGTGAACGGGTAGTAAATCCTCAACACTGTTTGGCGTTTCGTAAATCGTGTTGATCTCGGCTTGCGTCTCGCGTTCTTCGTCGGTCAATGTGGCAGATTCGCCCGCCTGATACGCTGCTACCGCCTCTGCCCACAATTGCACAACGTCAACGCTTGTTGAGTATCCCCAATTGATGTCAACGAGCGGGATAACCAACGCCCGCCGCGTGCCTGTGCTATCGTTCAAAAAACCGCCGCTATCGTTGACGGTTCCGATCAATCCAGCCGTTGCCGGTAGGTGTAAATCATGCTTGCCGTATGGCTTGCGTACCGTGATATTGTTGAGCGTGATAAACCCTTTAAGCGCCTCAGTATCGGCCCGCCTAACCGTTGCGCCTAGTTCGCTAACTTCCCATATAAACGAAGTCCCCAGGCGCAAAAGGCAATCTTTGTTATCCGGCATGATCGGCCCCTCGATAAAATAATCGGGTAGGATCGATGCAAGCCAAGCGGCAAAGAATGATTTACCCTTGCGTTGCGTTCCCTCAAGTACCAGCATTGGCAATTGGGCATGGGCATAGATACGCGCCACATAGCCTATTAACCAACGCCTAACGGCTCGATAGAACCACGAGCGGCCCGCAGCATCTACCGGCCCGCTATCCGTAAAGCATGTTGCTAATTGCTCGATATGGCCTAGCCCGTTCCATTTCAGGCTATTAAAGTAATCTCGGATCGGATGATAGGATCGCTCTACCGCGTGCGCTAGGTATGCATCCTCAACGGCTCCCATGCCCTTAAAATCCATGTCGCGCATATCGTTACGGATTTTAGCGGCTACCCCGTCAGTAATTGCCGTGCCGTTGACCTCTACGGCTTGCGTCAATTCGTTGAATCGAAACGAATAGCCAAGCGCATTGAGCGTGTCAATAATTACTTGGCTACGAATCTTTACCTTGTGTTGTGTGGCGTTGCCGCTGGCAGATTGGGCGGGCGTCATAATTTAACCTTTAATGATTCAATTAAATTCTTGCCGATAAATTCTGTGTACGCAGGCGGAATTGCTTCGGCTAGTTCATCGCCTGACATCCAATCTATGCCCATTGCATCGCGCCTGTCTTGTGTTCCGAATTGAATTAGACCATCACGACCAGCATGACCCCATACGCCGATTGTTGCGGGGCGCTTACGTGCTGGATTCTGACCACCACCATACACGCCGATTACTGACCCGTTGTTGTGCTGGCAGGTTGGCGTTAGGATAAAGAAGTTACTGCACTCAAAATAGCGATGACGCCTTAACTGACTACCGTGCTTTGTCTGTAGTCCGAACATCGTACCGCACAGCATGATCGGATTGACGAGTTTTTCGCGTGCGCCTTCCACATTCTCTATTACGTAGGGCTTCCCGCTAGCGACAAGCAAATCACGCACCGGTTTGATTAAGTCTGGATGCTCTCTATCCTTCCAGCGTCCTTTTGTCATAGTGCTGTATAGTTGGCATGGGGGGCTGGCGTGAATGGCGTCAAACTCTGCGCCGTGTTCTGACACGTATTCCAGCGCGTCAGCCTGGTGAAACTCAAACGGGTAACGCGGTTGCGGCTTGATGTCAACGCCCACCACATCAAACCCGGCGCGATGGTAACCTATCGCCGCACCGCCCGCGCAACAAAACAAATCTAATAGTATAGGATTCATGTCGCTTTGCTCGTCAACAGGAATTGAGCCGCCGCCGCTAGTTCTTTGGCGTTTGCTGCCGTGATACTCTGCCCACCTTTAGACTTCGCAAGGCGCTTTAGAAAGGATTCCCCCGGCCCGCCTTGCGGCCCAACGTAAATAACGTCTACCCTACCGCTATACTGAGCAACCATATCTAGCGCTTCGCGCTCGTTGTCCGGCTCCCCGTCGCTAATGACAATGAACCGCATACCGCCCACATCGGCCACTTTAGCGAAACGCAGCGCACCCGCAAGATCAGTTGTGCCGTGCGGCGGTTGCGGGATACCTGCCGGACAAAAAACCGCCTCAGACGCAAACGAAATCACGGCGATTTTTCCCGGCAAGTTGCTTTGTAGCTTGCTCAGTTCGTCGCAAGCGCGATCATAGCGGCTCTTGCTCTTGCGGTTCTCTATGTCGAAATCGGCGCATGACATAGACGAGGAAGTATCAACCAACACGACACAATCGGCACTGATAAACGATTCCGCCAAACTCTGATTATTCGCCTTTGCCACACTTGCCAACGATCCAACGATAATTGCTTGTTGCTGCATGATCTTCGCTCCTGTTACCAGTTTGGATTATTACGGGATGCAAGCACCGAAAGCGCCGCCAAGCACATTAGCGACACAACCAACACGGCAAGCATTACCGCACCATCTACGCCACACAACCAAACACGGCCAATAGCGCCGCGTATGCCGCTCGTGTAATCTCGATTTGCTCAGGTGTCATTTGAAATCTTCCTCTCCAATTTCGTCTAGTTGCGCCTGTAGTGCGTCACGTTCGCGCCGTGCTACCCCGTGAAGGAGTTTGAAATCTTCAAGCAACTCTGTCACCTGTGCCAGTTCCGCCTGTGCCGTCGCAAGTTGCGCGGCTAACGAGTCGGCGCGTTGCCGTTGATGATCGTTGCAGTAACCATCAATCACCCCGATATGCTTTGTTCCGCAAACTATGCAAGTGTGACCATTCAGGCGCAAGTATTCTGCCTGTGCGTTTTCTTCGTGTAGCTCGTCGCCTAGTGTTTTGTTTTTCATGGCCTTAAATCCTGTTATCAATCTAGCGCGTGCTAGTTGTAATTCGCACCCCTGCGCCTTATTTTGTAGTCACGCGCTAGGATTGATCGGGTTGTGAGTCTAGCGGGCGGGCTAGATAATTTCTCGCGGGGTTTGAAACTGACCACGGTTGTTAGACAGTGGTGATCACTTACGCGCCGCCCCGCGTTTGTGTACTATGGGTTGAACTTCTTACAATCGCATTGCCCGCAAGCATGATCTCCGTGTTGATCGTGGTCTGATTTGTGGTGTCCACATTTACACGGCACAAAAATAGCGATCAATAACCTTGCGGCGGATAGTTGGTTCTCAAGTTGATTGACACGAGCCGTCAAATAGTTGATTTGTCCTTGCTTGCTCATCTTCATTTGATAGCCTCTGCCCATTCAATCAACGCGGCTAACTTCGCTTGCGTTGCCGGATCGTTTATCCAGGCGTCATATTCGCGGGCGTGATCCTCAAACGTTTTCTTAACCGTGCAGCGCTTCGATACGTGAACCTGCCCGCACGATTGACACGGCTTGGCGGCTACCAGCACCCGATCAACGGGCAAATGCAACCGGCGCAACAGTTCCGCCGTTGGGCGCTTGTCGCCACGAGCCACCCGATACACGAATCCCTTACTAAAGCCTAAATCACGCGCCACTTTCGCCCACGAGCGGCTAGATTCGTAAAGCCCCCACAAGGCTTTCTGAGCCTTGTTTTTAGTCGGTGTGGCAATTTGTGCGGTTTTCATATTTGCGCTTGAATTTCTGCCCGTTTCCTAGTGGAAACGGCACATTGTAGGCTATACCCACGCCTCACTAAACGTATCTGCGCCCATTTGCCACGATGTAACGAGCGTTTGACCTCTGCCGTTGGCTATATCTTCCCACTGCAAAACCTTAGACACGACAAACCGGCCCAACCGCCAAAACCCGTTCACGAGCAACAAACCGCACCGTAGCGGGGATCGATAGCCGGTATCTACCTTGTAGTCAACCATCGATCCGCGTTCCGGCTTCGTCATGGCTTGCAATGCTAGTCCGGCGTTGTACTTGGCGCGGGCGTTGTCATTGCTGAGGATTTCGTAAGCATGTTGGATTTTTCGGAATTGATCCGCCGCGTTAGGCTCCCGGCATACGTCGGGATGCCATTGGCGAGCCAAGCGGCGGTATGCGCTCTTGATAACGTCCGGCGTTGTGTCACGGTGAATGCTCAGTATGGCGTATAGGTTGCTTTCATCCCCTGGCGTTGCTGCCTGATCAAACCACGCCCGCAACACGTTTTCAGGAAAGACTAACAACCATTCGCCATTTACCCAACCGCTTGCCGTGCGTTCGTCGCCTCCCTTGTCGCGTGTCATGCCGATGTAAC